GCTTGAAGAAGTTAAGGCAATGAAGAACTATCCATTTTGCATAAAAAATGAGTCAATCATCAAATGTGAAGATAATCTAAATGAGAACAAAGCAGCATATCTTCATAAGTATAGAGATGAAGAAGATGCAATTCCAGTTGTTGACATGTTTTGGACAATACGCAATAAGCTAAGTGCTCCACAGAATGACATTGACTGGTGGATAAAGAAACCATTTCAAGCTTTGAAAGACTTTGTGCAGTCTTATGATCCTTCAAACAAGCGTTAGAGAAGAGACAATGAATGCCGGAGAGAGATGATGGACAATGGCGCTAAGATGCTTGGAAGCAAAGACGGTTATGAGATATGGTATGTGCCTACATACGAAGCAATGCGAACAATAGGACGTTTCTATAAGGGAATCTCAACAACATGGTGTGTAGCGTCAGATGACCCAAGCTTTTGGTTTGAAAACCATGACATGTCTGAATTTATTGTATTAGTCAGATAGAATTTGCAACATAATGAATTTGACAAGATAGCTATTGAGATGCAGAACGGCGGCAGGAGGTTTGATGTCGATGAATTTATCATGTGGGATGTTGAGAATGAAGATGACAGGTTCTGCAATGATGAACTCATGCATTATGCATGGGAGCTATTCATTGAAAATGGAGAAAGAAGACAAGGACTTTAAGCGTTTAGTTTGAAAAATGAAATGAAAGCCACCTCATTTGAGGTGGCTTTGTTGTCAAGAAGAAAGACTTGTTTGCTTTTGACTTAAGTGAATCACTTCACCTCAATCTTGAGAACATCAGGCTTCTTCTCTTCAATTGCTTTTGCAGGAAGCTCAACACGGAGCATTCCATCATCAGCTATAGCAGATATCTTAGAGACATCTACATTCTCAGAGAGAGGAATTGAGAAGTTGAACATCTGATAGGAGATGTCACTAAAGTCCATCTCTTCATCACGTGTCTTGTTCTCAGTTCCACATGTGACTACAAGAGCATTATCTTTGACTTCTACATTCACTTCATTTTTCTTAAATGGAGTGTATGGAAACTCAAGTGCCCATCCAGTCACATTGCCCTTATCATCTTTCTTTGTAATCAACGAGTGTGGACGACCAATCACTCGCTTAAGACCACGGGTCTTGAACCCTGATCCGTCATTTATCTGGAGAGGACGGTTGAAGAACCAGTCCATGTCTCTCCACATTTCATCCATTTTGTCGAATATTGATGTAATCATTTTTGATTTACCTCTTGTCTTTCTGTTTGATCGTTGTTGTTTCAATCGATCTTTCTTCTTGTTGAAGATTGCAATTAGAATGATTTCTTAACTGCTCACTTCAAAATATATTTACACTTCATCTATGCAATTGAATGTCAAATTCCAAGTTCTGCTAATATGTCTTCTGCATTCTTGTCATCATTATTTAATGAAGAACTGTTGCGGTTTTCATCTGGAACATCAAGACCTTCTTCATCAGGATCTTTTGTCAAGTCATCTCCAATGAGATCATTTACTTCATCATCAGAAACATCTTTCTGAGTTGGTTCAGAATTTGTAGGAATTTCAATCTTTGAAGCCGGTTTTGCTGTTGGACGGTATACTGGAATGTCATCATCTTCAGGAATGTCATCATTCACAATGGCACAGAATTTCTTGTAGAATTCATCAATTTCATCCTGAGGAGTCTCTGAAAAATATGTCTCATCAAATGGAAATGAATCAATGAGCGCACTTGTTATTTGCGGCCTGTCCTTTGGCTTAGTTGAAAACTGCACTTTTGTTATGACAGTCTTATTGAATGTCGTTCCATTTGAACGAGGTATCTCTTCTGTTCCAACATACAGAAGACAATCAACAGCTTCTTCACCATTGAAGACTTTATTCACACGCAATTGAGCTTCAATCTTCTTGCGAAAATTCAAATAACGTTCTTTGTCATCAAAGATGATGACTTTGCATTTTCCATTGTTCTTTTCATAATTTGGATCATTGACTACATATACTGGAACAACTGCTTCATAACTACTGCGAAGCTTAGATGCATTTTTTGATGCAGTCTTATCAGTTTTTCCTGACTCATTGTATATAGCCCACTGTTGAGCAACATATGAACATACTTTGCATGATCCTTTTTTGTTTTCATCAACTTCAACCCAAGGTGTCTTTGAAGGACATACAATCTTAGTAAGATGCTTCTTTCCAGTGTTGGGATCAGTTTCCCATGATGAATGAATTATCCGTGTTACATGTGGATCAATTCGACGACCATCTTTTGAATTGAATGCAAGAAGCCGCACGCGATAGAACTCTCCCTCTTTATTTGGTTTCAAAAAAAGCTCTAAGTTCTTGTTAGGTCTAGGAGCTCCAATGATCTCAGGTGATCTTGACAACGAATTCATGAATTTACACATATTTTTTTCTTTCTTAATTTATGGGGCCGCCACCATGACGGACAATTAAATCATATTCTTCTAGATTAAGCAGACAATGCATTTTGCTATATTTTCTTCAATGATTTCAAAATAGCAAGATCAGTCAGCTCAATAGGATTGACCATTTTGTGCTTTTTTTCTAGAAAAGCTTCATTGACTTCAGAATGATATATATCAAAATGCTCACATAGAAGATAGAGCTCCTGTTGTGAAAACATGTCAAGATGTCCAATCACTTTGCTAAAACTAGGTATAGCTGCTAACCAGTACACTGATATCTTTCCGGCTGCTACATATGGTCCTATCTTGTTATGATCTATCAGGTTTCTCAAGAAGTCCTTTGTCGTGTATGTTTGAGTCTTAATGCATTCATCAACTATGTTCTTAACAGATGTCATGAACCATCTATATATGTCATCAAGCTTTTTCTTTTTCTTGATGTGATTGCAATATTCATCAATCAATGTAGTAGAAGAAAGACATGATTCAATAGCAGACTCATTCATTCCATGATCAATGACACAGAACTTGAAATATGATTTTATGTCAAACTTGCATTTTTTAGCATTTGATGCAAATATGTCAAAAGCTTCTTTATGCTCTTTATAAAGTTTTTTGCCAGACACAAGTTTAAATGGAATTGGTGACATCCTGTATGGATTTTGCCAAGAACGCCACCATTTGAATATCTTAGCTGCATATTCTCCATCTGACATGTCAAAAACTGCATTTTCTGTTTTTGGAGACAGCTTTTGCAGCTTTTGCAATCTTGTATTTGTGCTTTTTGAGCTTTTTTGCATACTAAGTTCTGTTTACTACATTCTACACTTTTTTGACAAATATTCCCTTGAAAAGGCTTGGACATAGCCTGAACAAGAATGAAATGACATCAAATGCATTCATTTCAAACTATTCATTCAGCTCTTTCATGAATGCTTCATCTGCTAACATCTCTAAGATTGCACTTCTCTTATGCTGTAATGTCTTGCATTCTTCATGAAGAGCTGGCCATCTTCTACAGATCTTTGCATATATGTCTTTGTCATCAAATGTCTCAATGAACCTGTCATTTGAATAGAAGAACTTCATTGATGTTGTAAGTTCTGAAGCTGACCGGCTTTCTGCAAATGGAACATCAACCTCATCACTTTTGTGCTAGACTATCTATTTGATAGGTGTCACTACAGAACTGACTACTTTATGTATGACTTTTGAAAGTGATATGTTTTTCTTAGTTTTGCTTCTTGAAGCATTGCGCTAGACCGTTTTCTTATGCTAATGTCTAACATCACTCTTCTTGCTGCTTAATGCATTCTTTGAATGAACACTTTTAGCAGTCTTTTTGCTAATGTTCTTTTTCATATGTATCTAAATATATGATACACATATCTAGAGAAAATTCTAGAAAAAACTCACAATTGGTTCAATGCATCATCAACTTCAGCGACAGAAGATGATGAACTTAAAATGTTCTGTCTCATTCCAGCTGCAGATGCAAGAACATTTGTTATTCCATCATCTGCGTCATCATCTCTAGGCTGTGTGTCTTCAAGAACTAAGTTTGTCTCATTCAATGTGAATGCTACTGACTTTCCAACCATTCCTCCCAAACGGTTTTTCAATATCTTTCCCATTATCATGTGATTCATGCGGTCTTCTTCGGTTCTATACAAAGACAGCAAGAAATCTGCTGTGAATGCAATTCCACTTGACTGAGAAATGTTCTGCATTCCGATGTCAGCGTTGTTCATGCCTTCACGGTTTGTCTGTATTGCACTTATGACTGGAACTTTAAACTCATAGCTTATAGCTCTCAACTTCTCTGACACATCTAGTCCGTCAATGAACATGTTGTCACTTTTGATGCTAGACTTGACCAAATTCAAATAGTCTACTATCAAGACATCAAATGAATGTCCTGCTAATTTCAAGCTGTCAAGATATGCTCGAATGTCATTGCATGTAACAGATTTTGGAGGATATTCTTTTATGAAGAGACTAGCAGTTGGATGGTCTTTGTAGAAATTCTTTATCTTAGCTAATGAGTCTTCTTGAGTCACATTCAATGTGTTGATGTTGTTCTTTGATATATGAGCATCAAATCTTTGAGCATAGACATCTTCTGACATCTCAAGTGAGATAACAACAACTTTAAGACCTTGCTCTAAAAAGTTTTTTGCTAGATTTGAAAGAAACAAAGACTTTCCAAGTCCAGCTTGAGCCATTACTAGATACAAAGACCTTCCATCTTTTAAGAATCCTCCATGAGTGTAGACATCAATAGATGGAAATCCTGTACTGATCTTAGATTCAGGATTCACAATGTACTTCCAGTGCTCTTCTATTGCAGCTGGATCAAAATAATCCATTCCAAGCTCAGTGTCATTGAATGTTATCTTCTGAACTTTATCAAAGTTCTCAAGACATTTTTCAACTACTTTAGAGTATGCATTCTCATCACGCCCAAGCATATCAGCATTGTCATACAGCGCATTGTAGAATGCATTTTTCCTGATGAACTCTTTCATGTTTGCGGACGCTACATCATCAGGAACTTGCATGTCAAATGAATTTATCTCAGCAATTAGCTCATTCACTGATGCAATGTCAATGTTTTCATGCGCATATTTCTCAGCATATGCTTTTGCCATAGATGACAATGTCTTATTGCTTGGAGAATGTCCATATTTAGTGTAGTACTTCACTAACATATCAGCTAGAAGTGCCATGTTTGGAGTCTTAAAAAATCTCCTGTCAAATGTTCCTACTAATATATTCATCCATTTCTTGTCTGAAATGGCTTTTTTGAAAAGCATCTTCTCAATGTCTTCTCTACTAAAATCAATTTCCATTACTATAAATGATACTTAATTAGAAACACTTCTCAAACTTCTTTTGTTTCTAGACAATGAACATTATAAGATGGTGACTTTTCAGATCTTAAGTGTAAATATCAAATATGAATCTTAAGTCGACATTAGTCAAGAACTTGCCATTAAGTGGATTTGTGTCATTCTCAAATGACATATCAAGTTATGTAGAAAGTACATTGAGCTCATATGTCAATGCATATGTCCAAAATTATGTATCTGCATATGTCAACAACTTCTTGAATAGATTAACATATGACAACAGCAATATAATGACTCGTCCTTTGAGCAATGTCATAGTTAATATGACAGATGCGATGTCAAATGTCATTAAATCATTTGGAGGACATGTCATCAAT